CTAAACGCCTTGCGCACATCGGGCGACAGCGTGGTCGGGTCGAACGGATGGTTCTGGCGATACTCCTCCAGGGACTTGACCTCGAGCGGTCCCTTCAACCCCGGCGGCGTGCTCGCCATGGTGGTCGGTGCCGGTGCCGGCGCGTCCAGCGACGGCGCGGTTGTCGTGGCCGGCGCACCGGGCCAGCCCGGCTGTGGCTGGATCTTGTCGATGATGGCCTGCTGCTCGGGAGTAATGCCGCCGGTAGGTGCGCCAGGCCCGGCGGTCCGCGCCGAGGTCGCGGGCAGCCCGGCGAGTTGCTGGCCCTGCTGAATGGCCGCGACATCGGCGCCCACCTGGGCGCCTCCTGAGCCCGCGTCGCTCTTGAGCAGCTTGCCGGAGCCGAACGCGCCGGCTTTGCCGATCGGGGTGCCGTCTGGGGCTTTCTTCGCTGTTGCGGCTGGTGGGCCGCCGGGGGGCGGCATTGGCGGCACCGGTAGCGCCCCATCTCCTGCCGCGGCCGCCGCCGGCGGACCTCCCTCGGGCGGTATCGGCGGTACCGGCAATGCCGAGACATCGGACGGCGCTGTAGGCGCTGCGCCGGTCGTGACAGGAGGCGCCGTGGCGGGAGCTGCGGCGGTCGAAGGACCGCCTGGAGGCGCACCGCCAGCCTGTATCCCGCGCAGCCTAGCCAGCTGCGCCATCTCAAACTGCATCTTCTGGCGCGCAAGCGCGGCCTGTTGCTGCGCCACCGCCAGGGTGCCGGCCTTGATGCCCATCCCCTGCTGCTCTTGCAGATACCCCAGCGCCTTCTGCACGGTGTCGCGCTGCAGCTGCTGGCTGCCGAGCTCCGACGCCTGCGCGCCCTGCAGCCCCGCCGCCAGCGCCTCGCCCATCGTCGTCCGGATAGGATGAAAGCCGGAGTTGGCGAGCAAGCCGACGCCAAAGTTCATCAGGCTGCGCGTGCCAGCCTGCTCCGCGTCGGCCCCCGTCAGGTTGCCCTGGCCGCCCCCGATCGCCGCGCCGATCTTGGACACCCAGGACTGGTTCTTGTTGTCGCCGCCGCCCACGCTGGTGCCGAGCAGCCCGAGCGCCTGGCGCAGCTGGTCCGGCGTTGCCGCGAGCGCCGGCGTGGAGAGCACGCTCGGGTCGATCGTTGTGTCGGTGCCGGTGTCGGTGCTCGCCATCTGTGCCCTCGCATTGCCCGGCGCGCTCTGTGCCCACGGTCGCTCGCCATATTTGGCGTAATAGGCATCGAACGCCTTGTCCTGCAGGTCACGCGGCGCGTTGATCGCCAGCGGATACTGGCTGGTGTCGATACCAGCGATGTTGGCCGCTTCATGCCAGCTGGACGGGATGAACTGGTAATAGCCGGAACCCTTCTGCTCTTTCGGCACGTTCGGGTCGCCGGCAGAGGAGAAGACGTTCTGTCCGCCGCTCTCGCGCTGGATCACGTTGGCGCGGAACGCCTCGCGTCGCGCGGTGTAGGCGTCGTCGTCGGTGCTGATCGTGGTGCCCATCTAGAAGCCGAGCAAGCCAAGCGTTTTCGATATCGGAATAGGCTGCGCGCCCACCTGTCCGCCGGTCGGGAAATAGCTGTCATCACGCTGCTGCAGCATCTGCACCAGCTTTGCCAGGCTGGCGCGATCGATCGGGCTGCCGGCGCGGCCCTGCGCCATGTTGACCGGCCGCTGCTGTGACTGCGACTGGTTGACGTTGCCGGTAGCGGCTTTAGCGGCTCCGCTAAGCGCGCCGCCGAGTTTGCTCATGTCGAAGCCGCCACTGCTGCCCGACGACGTTGGCGCGCCGGCCATAGTGACGCCCATGTTGATGGCGTCCATGGCTGGGTCGCCTGTAGGCATTGGGTTGTTGGTCAGCGAGATGCCGGTATTGATGGCGTCCATAGCCGGGTCGCCACTGCCCAGAATTGAGCCGGTTGCCCCGCCGCCACTGCTGAACAGGCTGCCGAGCCAATCGCCAATGCTTCCGCTCATCCGCCGAGTGCTCCCAAGAGGCCGCCACCGATCGCACCAATGCCGGTTCCGATCGGACCAAATGCAGAGCCGATGCTAGCGCCGCTCGCCGCGCCACCGAGTGCGCCCGCGCCGACATTCCGCTGCTGCGACGGTGCCTGGGTGGCGCCGTACTGCATCGAGGTGGTGTCGTACGGCACTCCACTTAGAGATGAAAGCAAGAGGTCTAAGTTTTGGACGGGCCACGATTGCTGTTGATAAAATTGGCCCATCTGCGCGTTCAGGTCTTGCTGCTGCTGCGCCTGCTGCGCCTGGCCCACGCCCTGCAATGCGCCCGTGGCCTGCAACGCCTCGGTCTGCTGCTGGCTACCCAGCGCCGGGATCTGCTGCGCCGCGTTGAGGCCGAGGTTCAGGTTGGTGCCGGCCATGTTGGCGCCCTGTTGGGCCGCAGTGCCGTAGCCGGATTGCCCCATGGTGGCGAGAGCGTTGGCGGCGTTGTAGCCCTGATTGCTGCCAAGAGCGCCGATGTTGTAGCCGGTGCCGAGCGAGGTGTTCCACTGGTTGTTGAGCAGGTTGCCGAGATACTGCTCGGAGCCCAGCGCGGCCTGCGACTGCGCCACGCCCTCCTGCACGCCCTGCCGCGAGCCGCCGAACGCATTCGCCTGATTCGCACCCGCGCCGATCGTCTGCAAGTTCTGGTGCAACTGCTGCTGCATCAGCTGGTTGGTCGGGTCGATGACGCTCGAGGTGTATGGCGACATCAGCGCCTGGGTATTGGCGCCGACCTGTCCGGCGGTGAGCGGGCCGCCCTGCAGGTAGCCGCCCAGCAGCCCCTGCGCGGGGTTCATCACCTGCTGCTGGTAATTGCCATACAGCTGGTTGGTGAGGTCGTTGGTCTGGCCCGGTGTTTCTGATTGTAGGTTAGGCAGCACACCGGCCCATTGGTTCGCCGCGGCCTGGTTCGCGGCCGTGGTGCCGCCCTGCATGTTGGCGATCTGCTGATACGCCTGCGTCGTCGCATCTGGCGTTCCCGCTACGATCTGGCCGCCGTACTGATCATACGGCCGTTGCGCTAGCCCCTGCGCGGTGCCGACGGCTCCCTGTGCGGCGCTGCTCAGCCAGTCGGGAATGCTGGTGCCGGTGTTACTGGCTTGCTGGGTTGTCCCGCCTCCGGTGGACTTACCGCCCATGGCGAAGCTCTTTCACAAAGTTCGGCAGAAACGGCCGCCATCCGGTGGGAGCCGCCACGCGGCCCCAACCCTTGCGTCCGCACGCTGTTGCAATGCTGCAACCCTGCTCTATCGCCCAGGGGTTAATTTCATGTTCGAGCGACAGGCAGTCTTTCAGTCCGCCAAAGATCAGCCAGTAGTGGACCGCCTTGAACAGCGGGAAGTCGTGGATTTCGGTGATGATGCAGCCATCACCGCGCTCCCACAGCTGGGCTTTGCGGGCGTGCAGCAACTCGATCACGTCACTGATGCGATGCGTCGGGCCACCGTATTCCAGCGCCTTGACCAACCGCTCGGTCTTTTCAGCCCCGGTCATGTGCGCGGCACCGCCGCTGTCGAGAGCGCTCCGGTGGCATCCACGCTCAGCCTCCACGCGCTGCCGTCCGGCGCAATCAGCATCACCGCGCTGTAGGTCGGAATGCTGGTGGTGTCGGCCTTTCGCGACAACGCATCGGCGAGCAGCGCCAGCCGCTGATCCAGATCGCCGCTATAGGGCGCAATGAACGGTGCGGCGGGAGCGTAGGCCATCAACGTTTCCCCGCTGGTTTCATCAGCAACCGCGGGCGTCCCACCGCGAAGTCGCCATCGGCCAGCGCTGCCATTCGCATCTGGCAGGTGCGACCGCTGAATCGCATGTCCATGAGGCCGTCATGCACCACCGTATAGAGGCCGGTGTCGTAAGCGTTGGCAAGATCCATCGGCTGCTCGCTGACCTGGAACGAGTAGCCCAGCATACCGTCCACTCCGCTGGTGTAATCCATCACCATCTGAGTGACCGCCAACCTCTGATCGCCTTCGCCCAGCGTGATGGCTCCGCTCTGGGCATAGACCTCGCCACTCGCCGCGCGCGGCGTGCCGTTCTCCGACCAGCCGTATTCGTGCAAATACAATCCGCCGCCGCTGCCGAGCGGGCCGCCGAGCACCGGAAAGTCCATGGTGCCGGTGGGATCAGCCGCGGTGCGGGTGCGCTGCCCGATGGTCCACGGCTTGCGCGGGTCGGCGTAGTTGATCGCCACGTAGCGGTTGCACTCGGTGCTGCCCTCGTCCGGCCAGTCCCACCACATCTCCTCGTATTGTGGATTGGGTGAGCCGAAGGTGCGCCCGACATAGGCGCGATTGACCAGCGAAAAGAACCAGTCGCCGACATCGCATTGTAGCGGCTGCACGCTGCCGGCCCAGGCCCAGAAACCCTGCGCGCCAGGCCACATGACCACGCTGCCTATCGCCACCGGCGCGCGCAGTGACATCGGCCCGCAGCCGGACGCGATCTGCACGATGCCGTAGGCGTAGGGTGGGCCGACATACTGCATCAGATGGAGGTCGTTGGCGGTAAAGATCAGGATGCCGGCACCGACCTTGACCGCGGTCATCGCGTAGCTCTGGGTCTGCAGGAACTTGCTGCCCGCGAGGTTGGTCACCAGCGGCGCCCAGACGGTGTAATCCTCCTGATCGGACCAGGCGATGTTGCGCGGGTCGCCGCCGGCGCCGAGCAGCACCGCCTGGCGCTGGTCGGTCACGATCACACCGCGGTTGAGGATCGGCGCGTTTGGCACGATGGTGGGCAGTGTGGCTGGCGTGGCTGGCGACCAATGAAATAGATGGCCATCCTGCGTCGGCACGATCAGCAGATCCTCGCCGAACGTGTCGAGGCTCCACTTATCGCCCTGATTGGCGGCGATGTCCTCCACGCCGATGTCGGCCGGATCGCGCGCGGTGCCATAGGTGCCGGTGCCGTAATCGCCGAGGCCGAAGCCGACCAGCGGGCCGGGTGGATCGAGCGCACCGACCCCGGTGGGGGTGATGTCGGTGAGCACCTGGGTATCGAAGCGGAACGCATAGAGATGCGTGTCGGTGCCGAACGCGGCCCAGCGGATGTGGCTGTTGTCGTGCCAGGTCAGGATATCGCGCGGCGGCGTGGCGGTGACCGCGTTGGGCAGCGCGGCGTTGCCGCCCACCGGTTGGATCAGGCCCTGGCGAAACCGGATGTTGTTGCAGTCAAACCAGCGTCCAGGCGTCGCCTCGGGCGTGCCGTTGCGGAACACGCCGGGGGGTGGTGCCTGGGCAACGCGCGGCATGTCAGGCCGCGATCGCGCGCATGCCGCCGCGCAGTGGCGAGGTTAATCTGCGTGCGGCGGGAGCGACGACCGCTGTGGTCGTGGCCGCGGCCTGTGACCCCGCATAGATAATCTTGGTCATCACCAGCAGCGGGTTCTGCACCGGGAACCAGGCACCCGAGCCGCCGAGCGGAATGCTGTGGGTGTGCAGGCCATCGGCGTTGATGCCGAACTGAAGGTTGCCGCTGTAGGCGTTGTTGTGCGCGTGCGCGCCGGCGGTGCTGATGTTGTGGCCGTGCAGCCCCTGGGTGTCGGTGCCGATATTGTGCGCGTGGTTGCCCTGCACGTCGGTTGGGTAGGTGGTGCTGCCGAACACCGTGCTCATCACCGCATTGCCGCCGAACGCGGCGCCAGTGCCGGTCGGCGGGAGGGTCACGTTGTGGGCGTGGTTGCCCTGGGCGTCAGTGCCGCCACCGTGGGCGTGGGAGCCCTGTGCGTCGGTGCTGTGGGTGTGGCTGCCCTGCACGTCCATCGCGTGGGTATGATTGCCACCGACCGCGGTAGCCCCGCCGTGGGCATGGCTGCCGATGGTGTCGGAGGTGAGGTTGATCGCCGGCAGGTTGGCCAGCACGATCTGCTGCGACAGCACGCCGGCCTTCTGTGCGAACGCGTAGGCGAGCGTGTTGCCGTTCTGGTCGATCACCGTGCCAGGGCCGACGCTGAATCGCCCTGGGGTGGGCGGCAGCGCGAACGTGGTCGATCCATCCCCTGATCCCCAGTAGGTGCCGATGATGGCGAACAGAGCGGCGTAGGTGGTGCGGCTGATGTTGCGTCCGTCGCAGATCAACCAGCCGCTGGGCGCGTTCGGCCCGGCAAAGTCCACCACCATGCCGATCGGTGCGGAGAAGCCGACGTACTGATCGAGCGTCGATGTGTTCTGGTTGAGCTTGGTGCCCCAGGTGTCACGCGAGGCTCCAGTTTCTACTAGCACCATTCCCAGGTTCGGCGTATATGAGTCAGCCAACATCCCCTCCTGAACAGTGATGCCAATCAAAGACAAAGCGCAGCG